GAAAGAGAAGCACCTCCAGCAAAAATACGTAAAGGTGCAGGATATAAAGAGACAGAAATCGAGGGTACAGGTGGGCAGATACTAACCAACATGCTTACAGGTCAAGGTGTATTCAATGTTGTACAAGCACAGTTATTGCCTCCAGACGATAAGGCAAGTGGTCTTGAATACTTTATGACAGCAGGTACGTTGCCTAGTTATTACTACAGTTTTGCTCCAGAGATATATATACCTGCTACACCTGCGGGAATACCTGGTGTGATGAAAGGATTGAAAGCACCACAGAATCTTATCAAGAGAATGGGCGCACGTGCAGAACAAGACTTGGCTTTGCGCAGCGTTCAGACAGGACAAACCAGTAAGAGCATAGCAGCAGAGATAAAGGCCAATGGTGGAAAAGCCCATCGTCCTACAGTTCGAAACAAAGTGGCAGAAGTTATTGGAGATCAATACGCAACAGTAAAAGAAGCAGAAGACATAATAGGAGGTACAAGACCAGATGGTATTGTTAAAAAGGAACAGTTTTCGAATCCGACTAATCCTGTTGTAGATGAAATCTTTAAGTATACAGAAGAAGTTCCTGTTGAGCGTGTGAAAGACGTTGTTGAAAACATGAACAAAACATTTGATGACTTGGCAACGGGAGGCAAAACTGAACGAGAAGTATTGCGAAGATCAAAGCAAGTTGCAGATGACACACTAGAAAGAATCCGTGATGGTAAAAAACCCAAAAGAGATGCAGAGATTATTGATCGCGCTATTGCAAGAACAATCATGGAAGATACAAAAGTATGGGAATCTATAGGGGGTGGTCTTCCCAACGAACTTAAAACTCCATTTAATACTGCGCTTGATTTATTGAAGAAGCAAAAGGCAGGAGCAGAGTTATCACCCGATGAGATTATATCTCTTGGAAGAAACTACGACTTATTAAATGAAGCAGGTATATTTGAACTGTCACAAATAGCAAGACAATCTGAGCATGTGTATACTGCTGTAAGGAATGCAGTAGCAGATGTAATGAAAGACAACTTCTTGAAGAACATCCCAGATGATTACATTTATGTAGGACAAAATGTTGCTGTACCGTACAAGAATGTAGTCAATCCTCGTACAGGAAAGACTGCAGCGATGCAGAAAGTTGAGACACAAGTTCGATCATATTTTGAAACAGTGTCTCCTAATGTTCTTCATCCAAGAGCAGCTCAAAAGATTCTTCGATTGCAATCACGAACAGGATTAAAACTACCTGCTGAGTTGCAACAGAAAGTACAGAAGATAGCAAATGGCGCAACAGAAAAGCTAGCTTATGAAGAGTTGCAGTTCTTGCAAGACAGTGTATTGGAAGAGTTTGCTTTGGATGTGTTGGGTGGTGTACGACTCAAAACAGGTTCATTGACAGGACAAATGGCAGGTATACCCGAGGGTGCTGTTAGACAAACTTTGATACCATCGGGCCAGGCTCCATCATCATTTGCGATTGAAGCAAAAGGTATTGCAAATGCGCTACGTTTGATGATTACAAAAGGTGGAGAGTATAACCAACTGAGTAAGATTGCAGACTTTTTGAAGTTGTCTGATGATGTTCCTGTACCTGTTCGGCAGTTGAATACTGCTGCTGTACGTACACACAATGCTGCACCCGATAAAGTGGTAGAAGCATTGAAGCCTCCAGCTGGAACAGACCCTGTGGTACATTTTAATAATACATGGAAAGGGTATCAAGAGCAGGGTATGGCATTGGATATGCAGCGCATAAATGGACAGGTACGTACTGGTCCCGAGTTTGATGTCAGCCCTACAAGACGAGAATCATTTATTGATGCAGGTGACGATCTTGAACGAAGCAAGAGGATAGCAACAAGTAATAAGTTGGTGCAGCTATCTGACAAGTATGGACGAGATAACATTACAGAGTTTTTGTCACAAGAGTTGGGAGTTAAGGCTTCTGACATTGGATATGATGACTTGATTGCACAAGTAGATTTTATCGAAGCAAACATGCAAGTAGCAGCAAAGGAAATATATTCTGCACGTACATGGAAAAATATGGTTGCTGATTTTTTCGTTGCTCCATCGGGTGTAAAACCTTTGACTCCTCGATGGGCTGATAACATTTATGATGTAATACGTATTGATAAGACCAAGCCGTATTGGTCCGGCAATAATATAAAACCTTTGACATTGGAGACATACAAAGAAGTTATTGCTGAGTTGAGACGACTAGATCCAAGTTTGCAGAACTATGGATTGAGGGCAGGATATAAAGGAGACGAAGTGTATACTTTGCCGTTTGTAAAGCAACTGGTACAGACACAACGTGCGATGGATATGCAGGTTGCTATTGATGATTTTATTACGAAGTCCCCCGATATATTTGTAGACCTAGAACGTACAGCAGATTCTGCATTGTCATTGAGTAACGTAGAAAAAATCTCAGACCAGATGACTGAGGAGTTGCGCATAACATTATCTATGGCAAATCAAAAGGGATTGATTGACGATGACAAGATCGAGCTGATGACTCATATTATTAGAGAAAGATTGTTCGATGGTATGGCCAAAGATATATGGACGAATAGTAGTCGCGAAGTCAAGAAGAGTTTTGTACAAAGATACCTTGATAAAGTATCCAAGGAGGGTACACCTTTTATCTATGACATGGATGATTGGGTTGTAGAGTTGTATCGTAATGGTCATTTAACAAGTCAGACATTCAATAAAATAGAAAAGGATTTCCAAGATATTTTTCAGAAGATGTCTAAGAAGTTTGACAAGAAAGGATTGACTGACGAAGAAGCAAAGATCTTTGACATGGTGAAGGATGACTTGTTTGCGCAAGGCGGATTGTTGGCTTCTATGCGGTCACAGTATTTGAACAACCTTACACTACGTAGTGATGGTGTGATGGATGGATTGTTTACGCAGCAGATACAATCTTTGAATGATTACTTTGGAAGATTTGGTGTGAACAATGATGTAATGGTAGACAATGTTCGAAGACTGAAGCCTCGTATTGAATACTTGGGAGCAAAGAATGTTGCTGTAATCTATGGTGATACACATCAAAAGATGATGAATCAAATGTTGGAGATTATAGATAATAAGAAAACCAAACAGTTTATTGCAGAACTCGAGCAAAAGTTTGCAAACCTTGGCTATTCACGATTTGCAATAGAGAATCCATTTAAGTTTTTGCAATACTATTTGACAGATGGTGCAAGATTTTTTCGGCGTTGGTCTATTGCACGTATGCTTGGTGGAGGTCTACTTCCATCTTTGAGATTCTTTAGTATGAATCGTATGACTGCTCCATATTTATACTTTGCTTCATTGGGTAGTGGTAGCATGAGAGCAGGAACAGCAACACGTTTTGTTGGCCAAGCGATGACAATGGGGCTAGATCCTGCTGTTGCAACACTTGCTCAAAAGATGGGATTCAAGTCTTACACTGGATTTCTAGATTCGAATCGTGTTTTATTTGCACCTGCTGATGAAGTGATTATCCGACAAGCAGATGGTGCAATACGAGATATGACAGCAGGAGAACTACGCAAAGCTATGCTTGATGAGGGAGTAGAGTTTTCAAGAGCTGATGCTGACTTTCTTGATACACAGTTCAATCGTTTGTTGATTGATTCTGGAATGACAGTAGATGGTTTTGCAAGGTATTACAATCATCCAGCAGGATTGGCACGCAAGATATTTGATCACCTAGACCCATCTGGCAAGAATGTATGGTCAGAGTTTGCAAAGATGCAAGATACAGAAATGCGTAGATTTGTATTTATGGATGCAATCAAGAATGGTGAAAGCATACAACAAGCAGCAGAGAAAGCCAGAAGATCTATGTTGGACTATGGTTCTTTGTCACAGGCTGAAAAGAAATATATCTCTAGCTGGTTGTACTTTTATAGCTTTATGCGAACGATGGGTGCTGAAACAATAAACGCATTTTATCGTTCGGTACTTGGAGATACTATTAATCCTGCTGTGGGACTGATGAAAGCACAAGCAAGATTGAACAGAGATACAGAAGATCGTGTGATGTCTGAACAACAGAAGTCACGTATCTTTAATATATTTACAACATCTACAGAGGAACAAGACTATTATGTATCTGGTCCTGTGAATCCATCGATTGCTATGTTTGATTTGATGTCACGTGCGTCATTGACGATTGCTCATGGCTTTTCCAATAAGACTCCAGAAGAGAAAGAATGGGAACATACGTTTCATGATTTGATGGGTACAGCATTTTCGACACAAGCACAAGGTGCAGCACAAACATATGCAACAGGCAATCCATTTCTTAATATAGTTTTTGAGGGTATGAGAGCAAGATTTGAAGAACGACCTATACCGTTCCCTTCTGAACTTATATACGATGCAGAGCAAAATGGTAACATGCTCGAGTTGATAAAACTATATGGACTTGTGCCAAGAGAACTTACACCTGGAAGACCTTTGACTCGTTTTCCTGTACGGTCTGAAACAGGAGAGATACTGTATCCAGCAGGAACATACTTTGATTTTCCTAGAACAGATGAGGGATTGGCTTCATATAACTTATACCTTTGGCACAGAATGCTTGGGTTGACTGCGTTTGGAGAAGTAACATCAAGATCATCTGCTTTGGATTTTTTCAATCCATTTGCGTATGGTCCAGCAGCGCAATCAAGATATGAAAAGGAAACAAGACGAGCTGAAATGTTTTCTTATAGAGATCCACGTATACAAACTCCCGAAGGGGAAGAACGATTGCCAACAGAATCTGTATACTTAAAAAGTTTGAACCAACAGGATTTAGATGCACGTGTAAATCTCATGTACAACTTATATATGATAGGATTGTTTACTCCAACCAAGGCGACAAAACGTTCTGTTATTATGGAAAGATTATTGAGGAACGCTCAAAACGAGATTAAGAGTACAGAAGAGTCGCTCAAAAATAAGAGATAGATATGGAACACTACAAACTATTAGAACGGTATGACGAAGAAGTAGGCACAAGTTTTGTAGGGTTTGACCTGTTACCTACTCAGCGAGGGTTTCGTGCATACCCTGTATTGAGTGGTACGTTGTCTGCATTGTGGATATACGGAGATAGTTTGAGTGGGGCTAATAGTTTGACAGTGCGTGTGACTGAGGATGCAGATGGAGACAAGTGTATTATTGGAGATACACAGGTAGGATTGTGTACAGGGATTACAACCAGTACATTGACCAGTAGTGTGATTAAGATTGAGATTGATGTAGCTGACACATGGCCTACCAAAGTATGGGTGAAGACCGATACAGGAACAGTCAATGTACGTGAAGTCAAGATTACGTGGAGGGTATGATGGTTGCGATTCCATGTAATGTAGACGCGTTTGGAAATACATCTGGAGCCTTTGGTACCGGAAGCAAAGAAGATGATGTCAGTACACAAATAGATGGTGTTACACAGACATTCGTTACTACCCAAGCCTTTAATACAGACAGTTTGGTGATATATTACAATGGAGTGAGACAGAGAACAGGGGTGGAAATCACTGTCGTCGATGCTCGAAACTTTCAAACTTCATTCGTTCCCGAAACAGGGACTGTCCTTGTGGCAGTATATCAGCCTTTATAGGAGACTAACATGGCTATTCAACTCGTAAGAAATCAGCTCGTTGATTCGATTATCAACGTAGACAAACTACTTGACGGTGCAGTATCGTACGCGAAGATTAACTCTTCCGACATTGAGACTACACTTGTAGGTGGTTCTAGCAAACTTGCTTCAGCAGCAGCAATCAAGACTTATGTCGATGCACAAGTACCCGATTCTTTTTCGGGTGGTGATGGTATTGACATTAACTCAGCTGGAGATCCCGATGTTATCTCCGTTGATCTTGCTACCAATCCTGGTCTTCAGTTTACCAGTGCAAAGCTGGACCTTAAACTTAAAGCAGAATCCGGTGGTAGTCTTACCAAAGATGCAGATGGTCTTTATATTGCTGACAGTGCAATCGCAAATGCCAAACTTGCAAACTCTACTATTTCTGGTAAGGCTCTTGGTGCAAACCTTGATTCTTTGAGCGCAGGTGATGGACTCAGCATGACAGCATACAACGGTTCTGCTGCTGTATCTGATCTTACTGTTGATCTTGATGGTGCTACACTTGCAAAGAGTGGGTCCGGTCTTAAAGTATCTGATCTTGGAATCGATACAGGTCAGATTGCAGCAGCTGCTGTAACAATCCCTAAGGCTGCGTTTGCTCCACAGATTGATCCTCTTTCAATCCAAGCTGCTACTGTTACCTATAACCTTTCAGAAGAAGTACCTAATGAATGGATTGCAGGTGTTATGGTATTCCGTAATGGTGTACTTATTGAGCAAGTTACAGTTACTCCATCTGGAGTTGATCAGTATTTTGTTGCTACATCTGGTGGAACAACAACTGTTACCTTTGGCGCACAGCCATCTACATCTGACAACTACGTTGTTCGTTACTGGGCATAATCTATATGTAAGTCCTCTCCCATCATAATGGGGGAGGCATTTTTTTTTATGGAGTAATCATGGATAAAGAGAAACTGATTAGTCTTATATTAGGGCAAGGTGGCGCAACAGTATTGGCATGTGTTGCGCTTTGGTATATATCACAGTTGTATGTTGATCAAATATCTACTATGATGGAAAGGTGTGATAGTGATCGAATCATGTACCAGCACAATATGGAAATGTTATCATCGAAACTAGATGACATATCAAAAGATGTAAGAGTAATAAAAAATGCCCAAACAAATAAATAAAAAGAATATGAAGTGCA